GCGGAGAGCCAAGAGACGGGGCAAGACATTACCCGAAACGTTGGAAACAGCACTGAGGTCTTTGATTTCCAACGAATGGGTCAATACGGAACCAAGGGCGTAGGATCGACTTGCAAGGCGCGGGACTACAAGGACGCGACAGACTTGGTCGTTTACGAGTGCCACCACAATGATTCCAGAGTCAAAGAGCTAGGACAGACGTGTCAGACCGTCACATCAAGATGGGGAACAGGTGGCAACAATGTGCCATTGGTCTCGTTCAGTTCAAACATGTCTGAGCCTGACGTGCTCGAGAACAAATCACCACCAATCAAGGTTGGTGGCAGTGGGTGCAGTAATCCTCCTGCTGTTGCATATGGCGTGAAAACAAGTCATACCAAATCTAATGGCTGGGGTATTCAAGAAAACAGAACTCATACTTTGGATGCATCGGGGTCAACGCACACCGTGGCGACTGACATGATGGTGCGTCGGTTGACACCAATTGAAGTTGAACGGTTACAAGGTTTTCCAGACGACTACACAAATATTCCGTGGCGCGGTAAGACCGCACCGGATAGCCGTCGCTATAAGGCGATGGGAAATAGCATGGCTGTTCCGGTCATGCGTTGGTTAGGTCAGCGTATCGCTGACATTGAGGAGAGTAACAATGAGTGAAGAATGGAAAAAAGCATATAACGAAAGAGCGGTCAAGCATAACAAGCGGGTGAAGTCAATCCGTGATACTCGGCTGCCAAAGGATTGTGTCGAGGCTCTTGATCAAGCGATTCGTGCAATGGAAGTAATGGTCTTTCAGATTCAAGAAAGTGTAGTAAACAACTACAACTGCATCACTATGGACGACATGATTCAGCTTGGCAGTGCGCTCGACCGGATGAAAGAGGAATTCCAGGAGAGGGAGTTGAAGTGATGCCTACAATCTATAAGATCCGTGATCAGCTAAACCAAACATCTAAGTTTGTGGACTCCCATCCAAGAGCGCGTAAAGAACTCTTGGATAATCCTGATGCGATCATTGAGAAGCTGGAATATCAGCATAAGTGGCAGATATCAGTGATGTTAGGCAACGCATATTTAGAGGGAGTTCACGACGCGATAGGAGGGAACAATGAGCAAGATAAAAATTGAAAAAGGTATTCCGTATGGTTCAAGCAAAACCAAACAGTGCGGTCCGGTTTCTACAACTTTTATATTTGAAATGGAAGAAGGGGACAGTATTGTTCTGCCTCCAAAAAACACGAATTCTTTATCCTCTTATATTCGTAAGAATTTTAAAGATTGGAAAGTAGTACGGAGAATATTACCGGACGGTAATTATCGTGTGTGGAAGGTGAGGAGGGAACAATGAGCAGGATAAAAATTGAAAAAAGTATTCCGTTGCCCGAGAGAGGGGGATTTTTGGGACCTGCATCTGAACGTAGTCAACTTATTAACCTCTTTTCAGAAATGGCAGAGGGAGACAGCATTGTACTATCTAAAAACCAAGCGAACTGTTTGTGTTCAGCTGTGAGTCGCATGTTCAACGGTTCGTCTATAAGAGAAGAACAATGGCGTGCATCTAGAAGAAGTTTGCCGGACGGTAATTATCGTGTGTGGAAGGTGAGGAGGGAACAATGAAAACAATTAAAGATTTGTTCAAGCACATTAAGGCGATGGTGGCAGACGCTAACATAGAAAAGAAAGATAAACGCACAATCATGGCTGAAACAAAAAAAAGTGTAGCGTATTACGCTGATCAAGATGGTTTAAGACTATGGCAGGTTGCAATGGTCATAGCTGCGGCACAACGAGCGGTAAAGTGTTTTGAAGAGAACAACAATGAGCGAGCGTTGTTGGCATTGCGGTTTAGAATAACAGATTGGGGGGATAACAATGAGCAAGGTTGGTGATTGGGTAATCGAGATGCAGGAAGACTGCGTTTATCTTACTCGTGAGCAGTTTATGAAAAAACATGGCGAAAGGTACGTCTATATTTGGGATGAGCAACTAAATGAAGTGCCAGATATGGGGGATGAAGAATGTTCGTCTTAGTAGCTTTGATTTGTGTGTTGGATAACACGCCTAGGGGTCATCATTGCGACCCAGTGGTGTATCCAGATAAGTTTGAAACACTTGTTGAGTGCAAAAAAGCAAAGTTTCAGGAGTCGATGTACGCATTGCCGCGTAAGCAACAGAAAATGGCTTTAGGTGATTGCGTGTATCGTCAGGTAAAAACAGGTACAATTACATTTTAAAATATCAAATGAGGAAAAAAGATGAAACCTAAGAAAACAGAAGCGGAAAAAGCAAAGTTCAAAACAGTGGCACTGCCAGAAAACTCTTATAACCAAGTTAAAGAAATGGCTAAACAAGAAAGACGATCAATTGCACAACAAATTGCTATAGCAGTTGAAAACGATTACCAAGAATACTCTAATAAGTTAAGTGCTTAACGCGCCACTTTTTGAAGGGCGGCTATGTGTCGCCCTTTTTTATTTTCGGCCCTGGGCCGACTGTTCGTCGTGCTTCCCTGCCATTGCGAGTCGTCTTACTAAAATCAACGCGTAATACATTGTCTCTTGATATACCGCGAAGAAACATTTCTGCAACATCTGGGTCAAGCTGTGTGACGCACACCATTTTATCAATTGCCTGTTCCAGGTTTCGCAGTCCCTTGCTATATTCCCAAGCAATTTCCATTACTTTGTCGGTTTGATCATCAACCATTCTCGAGCCTCCTCGCCAAGCACTTTAGCTCCAAGTTTTATTTTATCTAAAAGAGCCTTAACAATTCGTTCATCAATCGTATTTTCAGTAATTAGATCGATGTAAGTTACAGGATTCTTTTGTCCGATACGATGGCATCGATCCTCCGATTGAATCCGTGTTTCAAGATTAAAGTCGTTTGCATAGTAGATCACAGTGTTTGCTTCAGTCAGTGTTAGACCGTATCCCGCTGTCTGTGGGTTACCGATGAAGAACCGAAGGTTAGAGTCTGGGTCTTGAAATCGATCAACGATGTTTTGTCGTTCGGTATCTGTGGTGCTACCATAGTAGGCGGCTGCCTGACCAGGAAATTTTTCCTGTAAAAGTTTCAGTATTCTTTGAATATCGTTCCTGAACCTAGACCAAATAATGACTTTGCCCGAACTCTCTTCTAAAATATCTTTAACTGCATCAAGACGTTTTGTTTCCAGTTCTACAAGCTCACCATCATCAGTCATCAGGTGTCCCGAAAGCACTTGTTGTAACCGCAACATTTGTGTCATCACATTCTGAGCAGTAACCAGTTCACCACTATCCAAAAGAGTGAGAGCCTCGTGTCGCAGTTCGTTGTACATTTTTATTTGGCTCTCTGTCATTGAGACATACCGCACCGTATAGATTTTATCTGGTAAATCAAGGCAGTTTCTTTTTAATACGCGAAAACTAAACGCATCTACTTTCATTGTTAGTTCCTCTAAATTACGAAACCCGACTATCTGTTGAAAACTATGTGCCCCCATGACACGTTTATTCAACACTGCGTACCGACCTTGGTACGCGTAATAACTATCAAAGCCTAACATCTCAGGTCCAAGAAACTCGCACTGTGAAAACAAGTCCATTGGTGATTTGGTTACAGGTGATCCTGTTAAAATCCTGCGATAGCTAAACTTGTGCGCTATTTTGATTAAAGCTTTAGTTCGTTTAGCCTGGGGATTTTTAATCGTGGTGCTCTCATCAATCGCAATCATTCCCCCAAAACCAAACTTTGCGGCCAACCACTGTCCTGCCTTTTGTCCTTTAGTCGTAGAAAACGATTCAACGTTCATTACAAAGAAAGTTATTCCTGTAAACTCATTTGTAACAGAACGCATCTCTTCTTGTTGTTTTTTGTTTGGGCCGCTAACCCAACGGATTACCCGACGAGGTATTTCATCTGGCAAATGCTGTGGTATTTCTTTGTTGACCCAGTTTTGATACACACCTTTTGGAGCGATAATGAGCGCAAACTTGACTTTTGAGTCCTGCCAAAGTTGTCCAATGTTATCAATCAAAGTTTTTGATTTACCTGTACCCATTTCCATAAAAAATGCGAAACTCTCTCGGTCACCAGCTTTCTCAATTGCTCGATGCTGATGGTAGTATGGCTCCGTTTTAAATTTATAGTTGACAGTCAAGAAATCCTCCACTAGTGTTGCATTGTCTCCGATACAGTAACATACTTTGTCATAGACGTAACTCATTAAACCTGAAGAGGATGTACTTTATGAATGAGATATTCGAGGAAATGTTCGATGCGGCTGAACAATTATCAGGCGTAGATACGGACTCTACTAAAACCCTTTCTAATCTTGTGAGACAACTTGAAAGTGTCACAAAAGACATGGATGAAGTCGAACTTCATCTGAAGAAATTAAAACAAGAAAGGAATCGGTTATGTATGGAAGCGATACCTGCTGTGATGGAAGAGATGGATGTCACCAGACTTGATGTCGGTGAAGTATCTGTCACTATAAAACCTTTTGTTTCAGCCTCAATCCCAGTTGCAAGACGCGAAGAAGCTTTTCAGTGGTTAACTGATCACAATTGTCAGCACATCATCAAGAACGATGTGATCTTATCGTTTCGAGCGGGGGACGACAACAAAGCAAATGAGCTTATGTTGAGTCTCGAAGAGCAGGGGCATCATCCAGAAAACAAAAAGCATATACACGCAGGGACACTCAAAGCTTGGGTTAAAGAGCGTGTCACCGACGGAAAGCCAATCGATCTCGATTTATTCGGGGCGTTTGTGGCTAAAACCGCAGAAATTAAAAGGAAATAATCATGGCTACAAAAAAAGAAGTTGCTGCTGAAGCAAAAAATACGACTGTCGCTTTACCTGAAGATATGTTATCTGCCCTTACTGAACACGAAGGACAAGGGCTTGACTACGATACTTCAGAGTTACAGATCCCTTTCATTCGGGTGATTCAATCGATGTCACCACAAATTAATAAACGTGACACAGCTTACATACCTGACACAGAAGTCGGGGATATATTTAACACAGTAACTGGGCAACACTGGGAAGGAGAGGCAGGCATCACAGTAATACCCTGCTATCAAGAAACTAAATACCTGAAGTTTGTTCCTCGTGAACAAGGTGGTGGTTTTTTGGGAGAGTTAGCCAAAGACGATCCTGACATAACTAAAGCACAACGCAGTGGTGCTAAAGAAATCCTGCCAGACGGCAATGAACTGGTTAAGTCTGACCAACACTATTGTTTGGTGATCGACGAGGATGGTATTCCTGGATTTGGAATCGTAGACATGAAGTCGTCCTCTCTCAAGGTTTCGAGGCGTTGGAAAACGCAAAGCAAGATGTTGACGGTCAAGGTAAATGGTGAGTTAAAATCTCCTCCTATTTACATGACACGTTGGAAGCTGACCACTGTTGAAGATTCTAATGATCAAGGCACTTGGATGAACTGGTCAGTACAACATGACGGCTATGTAGAGGACAAGACCTTGTTCGATTCTGCCGTTGCCTTCCGTAAATCAATCATGTCGGGCGAAGCTAAAGCTGTCGCGGAAGACGTGGTGCGGCAAGAAGAGGATGCAGAAGCACCGTTTTGATTGAATCAAGGGGGCGTTTAATCTGCCCCCTTTTTTATGGAACGCATTCATGTCAGAAGCAAAAAGATTCATGGCTGCATTTGTTGGCTCAGATGTAGCACATGGACAAACCCACATTGGCAATCAAAGGCGTAACGGAAAGACTGAGGCAAAAAGTTTCAGTGTTCGAGAGCCATTGACTGAACAACATGTTAAGGATCATCTTAGTGGTGTTTCTGGATTGGGTGCGATACCAATTAATAGTGATAACTGTGTAAAGTTTGCCGCGATTGATATAGACACCTATCCGATCGATCACAAAGAGTTGGTCAACAAACTTAAGTCTCTTAAAGTTCCCATGTGCGTTTGTCGTTCAAAGTCTGGCGGTGCTCACTTATATTTGTTTCTTAATGATTGGTATCCCGCAGCAGATATTCGTGATTACCTGTCTGAGGTGTCTTCTGCTCTAGGTCACTCTGGTTGTGAGATTTTTCCTAAACAGGATCAAATACTGTCTGAACGTGGTGACGTGGGCAACTTTATAAATCTCCCTTACTTTGATGCTAAACAAAGCACTCGGTATGCCGTGGATAAAGACGGCAACGACATGGAGCTAAAAGACTTTTTAGCTTGGGTAGAGAAACATCGAGTTTCTATGCCTGATCTTGAAAAGATCGATTTTGGAACAGCACGAAAGTTTATGGAAGATGGTCCTCCATGTGTACAGGTCATCATGTCTACAGGTGCGATGGAAGGTGTCCGTAATAAAGTCATGTTTAATTATGGACTGTATCTAAAACTAAAACATCCAGACGATTGGATGGATCGGTTTGAGGACGGCAACGCAAGATATTGCAAACCAAAACTGCCAGCGTCTGAAATTGTTACGCTACAAAAACAAATTGCTAAAAAAGATTATCACTATCAATGTGCTGAAGAACCAATGTGCAGTTACTGTAACAAGACGATATGTCGTCGTAGAAAACATGGAGTCGGCTCAAATTCAGAAGCAGAGATGCCACATATTGGTGGATTAACAATTTTATTATCCGAACCCCGGTTGTATTTCTTAGACATCGATGGACACCGAATAGAACTCAGCACTAAACAACTTCAGATTCCGTTGCGGTTTCAAGAGGCTTGCATGGAACAAACAAAGTATATGCCTCCTTTGATGAAATCTGCTGATTGGCAGGTATTGGTAAATGGTTTGTTACAAGACGCAGCAATAATTGAGGTTCCAGAGGAACTGACGTTGAGTGGTCAGTTTAAAGAATTAGTTAGAAACTTTTGTACCTCCCGTATTAGCGCACGCTCTCCAGAAGAGATGACAATGGGTAAACCCTGGACAGAGGACGGTAAAACGTACTTCCAGATTAAAGGTCTTCAGGACTTTCTTAAAAACCATAATTTTACATCCTTTACGCGTCCGCAAATGCAACAACGTCTGGAAGAAATGAATAATGAGCAGAAGTGTAATGGCTTTTTTAAGTTCAAAAAGGATGACGGCACATGGAAAAACATCCGTGTGTGGTGGATACCTGAAGTGAAGCAGGAAGAAATTGAGTTACCGGTTGAGGATAAAACGTATGAAGCACCCTTCTAAAGACAAACTTTTGAAAGCACAAGAGGTTGCTGAATGGTTGGGAGTTTCACCATCCACAGTGTATCGATGGGTAGAGGCAGGTAATTTACCAAAACCATATGTGATCGGAGAGACAGCAACACGATGGAGGACAAAAGACCTAATTGAATGGTTAGAAACAAAAGAGAGGGAAAAAAATGAGCAAGACTCAAAATAATAGAGAAACCTTAATCTTTGGTCCACCAGGATGTGGCAAAACATATACGTTAATTAACATTGTTCGCGAGGCTTTACGCAACGGAA